ATTAGCTGGGGGTCATCGTCGAGCGAGCCGTCGCCGAGATAGGAGATCGTCTGCCGGTCGGACGTGATGAACAGGAGACGCGCGTTCTTGCCGCCCTTCGACTTGGAGATCGAGAATGCCTTGGTGATCTCGAAATCCTGATACTGCGCCGAGAACACGGCCTTGCCGCTGTCAGCCGACATGCCGAGCACAACATATGCGCCGTTGGTGCCGATCGACACGTCAACGCCGACTTCACTCTCGACCTGAAACTGGCACTGGCTGGTGATATCGGCAGAGCCGTTGAACACGCGCATCTGACCGCCCGCCTCGGCGAGGTTGCCGACCAGCGTGCCATCGTCGTTCGCGGCGATCGTGTGCGCCTCATTCGTGAGATAAGCGGTCAGCGGGCTCGTGCCGTCCTTACCGTCCTTCACCCGGATCAGGCTCACGCTGTCCGAGATCGAGGTGGCATCGGTGACGCTGGCCGTGATGATCACGCCATTCGACGATCCACGCGCCAGACCAAACTGCGCAAGGTCCATGGTCGCGGTATCGCCGCTGACGGTCAGGTAGCTCGACACAGGCGTCTTGTTGACGCCGCCTGCATCCTTGACCGTCCAGACGGTGGCGCTCGTGGTGCCAGTCTTACGAGCCGTGAAGGTCGCGATCTGCGAAACCGGGGAGGGAAGTCCAGCACCGTCGAAGGTGAACGTCTGGTGGTCCACGGAAAGCTGGATCAGTCGGCCGTCCTTGACCTTCGCGATAGTGAAGGTGCGCTCGGTGACGAAGCCCTGATACTCGGCACGCAGGATGGCCTTGCCGGTGTCAGCGGTGAGCGCAGACACGACATAGTTGCCCTGCGCGTCGATGCTGATCGACAGACCGGCAGTCGCGGAGAACACGGAGAAAGTGGCCTGCCCGGTCACGTTGTCGAGGCCGTGCTGGACCATGAAGCGGCCACCAGCCGCCGCCAAATCGCCAGACGATACATCGCCATTCGCGTTCGAGGCGATGAGGTGCGCTTCGTTGGTCAGGTAGCCGGTGATCGACGCAGAGCCGCCACCAGCGAACACCGCGACAAACTCGTTCGGCGGCGGGTTGTCCGCGCTGGCGGTGTGATCCGCAATGACGATGTATGTGTCGTTGCCGAACTGAAACAGGTCGTTGACCTTGTAGGCATAGCCAACCTGCCACGGACCCGTATTGGTGATGAGCGTCGGCTTGCCGCCGATGTTCTCCCAATCGATCAGAAGCTCGCCAGCCGTAACCGGCCCGAGGATCAGGCGATCGGAGACGGCGTTTTTGACTGTGCGGTAGCTGATCGCGACTTCGTAGGCGGTCCCCGAGGTAACCGAGGCAATCTCGATGTGCTGGGTGCTCTTGGGATATTCGCCCGCCGCGAACCAGTTGGTCTGGCCGAGCGGTCGGTATTCCACGATGATGACCGAGGTGTAGGGATCGTCGTTCTCACCGTCGATCAGCAGGATGGGGATGGTGTGTCCGTTCGCCGAGATTGCGGTGCCGGTGATCGCCCACGCTGTCTCGCCCGGAGGCGGCGGATTGGTCGGATCATAACCGTTTAGCGAAGGGGACGGCGGCGCTTCCTGCGACTGACCGAGCGCGAAGGCATGCTTGGCGTCCGTCTCGCTCTTGAGCGTCAGGGTCACGGTGAGGTCGGCGGGATTGAACTCGCGGTTGACGACGAGGCACTTCTGGTTCGCGCCGACTTCCGGGATCGTGACGACGACCGCCTCACCAACGCGCACGTTGAGCAGGCGCGGCTTGACCGCCACGGTGAAGGTCAGGAACTCGCGGCTGTTGACCAGTTCGTAGGTGGCAAGCTGGTGAGCCTGCGCAGCCTGCTGAACCATCGAGTATTCGATCTCGAACGACTTGGCCTGATTGGCATCTTCCTCGACGTAGATCGGAGCCGAGACACGCTCGCCCTCGATCATGTTCCAGAACTGCGTCTCCTCGCGATACGAGGGCACGACGGTGTTGTGCCGGTCGCGCCATGCGTTGGTGTTCAGGATTTCCAGATCACCGATCACATCCTCGTGGGTGATCGTGGCAACCGTGGTCAGGGGGGCATTGACCAGCACGCTGATCTGCGCGCCACGCGCGATCGGAACGCCACCGCCCGATTGCAGGATCGTGGTGAGAACAGCGAACTTGTCGTCGGCGGTCGTGACGACGCCACCGACCTTCCAGCCGTTCGCGTCCGCAATGTTCGCGCCCTGAACGAACGAGGCCAGATCGACCTCCTGCCACTTGGCACCAATGCCGTAGACCTTCTTGCCGTTCTCCCATTTGCCGAGCGCCCAGTGGAGCGCGGCGAGATACGGGTTCTCGGAATACTCCCACGTCGAAGCCGCATCGAGGCGGTGCGAGCCATTGCCGCCCGGATAGGTGGAGTCCTTGCGGGGGTCGTAGAGCTTGACGCCCTGCACGACCCACAGGAGCTTGGGCAGGCCAGAGGGGAAGTTGTCCGTGTCGTATTCGGCACGCAAGGTCGAGGTCGCCAGACCCGACATAGCACCAAGCCCGGACGGAATACCCGGCATAGCCGCGCTGACGGCCATCTCGGGGGTGTTGCCGAGCAGGTGGCGGAACTGGAGTTTGCCGCTCTGGTAGAGCTTCTTGGTGTAGGGCAGGACGCTGCTGACGGTCGCAACCTGCGCCTGCGGGTTGCCCGAAAACTGAAGCAGGTAATCCGAGCCGTAGACGCGCTCGATGCCAGCGATAGGGCCACCGGCCGACAGCACGGTGGTGAGCCAGAGATACTTGTTCTTCGAGCCGCCGCTTTCGCGATGAACCATGTAGCCGCCCGTCGCGGTGCGACCGAAGGCGATCGGCACCGGGGCTTGTGGATCGAGTTTGAGATCAAGCTGGTTCGCAGCCGACGCCACCTTGGGCGTTTTCATCATGAGCACGGAAGCGGCGAGCAGGACGACGCCGATGATCGTCGCAGCCGCCGCCCAAGTGATGGCGACGCCCGCGATCGTGACAGCGACAGCGGTCAAGCCGACAGCCGTTGCGATGGTGCCTGCGGCGATGAACGCTGCGGCAACGACGGGGAGGACCATCGGCATGTTAGCCGACCCTCCACGCGATCTCGCACGCGGAAGCCGCGCCTGCCTGACAGACGCCAAACGCGAACGCGAGCGCCTTGCCGTTCGACAGCGCTACGCCGAGCGCCATCCAGTCGCCTTCACCGGGCAGGGCAACAAGGTCGCCGGGGAGCACAGACGCCGGAGCGATGCGCTCGAACCCGAGACCGTCGATAACAGCTTCCATCGACCGGTGACCGGTCTTGATCAGGAACTTCTTGGCACCGCTCTCCGAACGGTAGCTGACGGCGATCTCGCCATCCTCATTGTGATAGGGGGTCTTGAAGCCGAGGCGGTCGAGGTGTCGTGCGGCAAGTAGACCACAGTCATACTCGCCCCACTTGAAGTCTTGGCCTTGGAACTCGTTGATTGTTTCCTGTGTAAGGTTCACGCGCTCGGGGAGGTTCATGAACCTATTTAGGTCAGACCCTCACCGTTCGCGGTTGAGCATCCTTTCGATCAGGCCACCCACACCAGTAGAGCTATTACCGCCATAATAACCGGCAGGCGTGACACTCGGGCGAGTTGCTTCCGTGCCCCAGAACGGATCGATCGTTGCTTTGATATTCTGGTTCAAACCAGTCTCACCGGGCCAGATATTCTGGTGCCACGTCTTGTTGAGGCGATCACCTTCCTCGACCGCGAACAGGCGATCGAATGCCGACGCCACTTCGATCTCGACCGTTTTCACATTCCCGGACAGGTTGGTTTTCACCGTGTCGAGCCTGCCGGTCCAGAGAAGCTCGGGCTCGCCATAGACCGAGCCCGTCATCTCATCGACGAGGCCGAACCAGATGCGGCACATCGAACCTTGAAGCTCGGGCTGATTGATCTCGCCGGTTGCGGCAGCAGAGGGCGGGAACAGCGTGATCGCTACGGTGGGGGCTTCCGACGCCACCTGCTCCTTGATGCTCGTGACAGCCGCCAGCGTGCCGTAGGTGGGGTTATCGCCATCGAAGTTGGTCATCACACCGTCCACGGCGAACGAGATGAAGCCCGAGCCATCGATCAGGTTGATGGTGGTATCATTCAGGAGATCGAAGCGAACCGCGATGAACACGCGCAGCGCCGATCCATCGGTCAGCGCCGACAGCAATGCGGGATGGAGCGCCATCTTACTGCGCCTCCACGATCTCGAAGGAGATGCCGACAGACAGCGCCAGACCGATGGTCCAGCCCTGTTCGTTGCCCGACAGGAAGCCTTCGATCTTCGGAAGTCCGAACTCCATGACCTCGCCGCCGACGAGCGGCTTCTTGAGCATGGGGTAGAGGGTCAGGTCTTGGCCCGAGACGAGCGTGATCTGGTGGAGGAAGCGGACGCCGCCGACGATGATCGAGACAAACTGCCCGACCTGTTTGGCTGCGCCGCCGCCATTGTGCTTGACCACTCGACCACCGGACACAGCCTGTGCCACCTGACCGTCCGACCAGACGCTGGTATCGAGACCGGGCTGGTGGACCGGGACAAGGAGCTTCGAGCCCACACCCTGCACCAGCGTGGCGAGGATTGGCCCCGCCTGCGCTGCGTGCATCTTGCGCATCTCGACCTTGAGCTTCCAACGGTCGCCAAGGCGCGCGTAGCGCTGTTGAGGTCCACCCATGTAGGGCTTCAGATCGACGCTCGAAGAAATGAGCGAGATTTCGGTAGAACTGCCTTGCGGAAATAGGGGAAACTGGATCGCCATCCCCTATTTACCGTAGCAGCGAGTTCTTCTGCCTCTTGCCGATGGCCTGCATGGTCATCTTCTGCGAATGCTGGATCGCCTGCACCTGCGCGGTGTAAATCCACTCGTGAACCTTGTCGGTGAGCACGGCATCCTTCGCATTGACGGTCGTGTTCAGGATGATGCTCTGACCACCACCTCCGCGATGGCCGTCCGCCGACATAGCGTTGCGCAGCAGGTTGTTCGGGACGACCTGTGATCCACGCGGCAGGTAGGCAAGCTCCGGTCCCTTCTCACCGACGAGCGAAAGCCCACCGGGGAAGAAGTTGGTGCCCATGGCGTTCTTCTTCACATCGCCGAGACCAATGCTGGCCTTGCCGAGGCCGGGGACGCCCAGCGCCATGCCGATCGCCTCGAAGATCGCGAAACGGATCGCCATCTCGATAAGCTGCGAGATGATCGACTTTGCCATGTCGGTGAAGGCTTCCTTGAGCGACTTGGTGCCCATGATCGCGTCGGTGAGGCCGCTGGTCAGGCTGTTCAGACCATCCTTGGCGATGTTGCCAAGCTGCGTGTTCAGCGTGCCGAAGCTCTCCGCCTGATCCTTGATCTGGTCGCGGATCGACGGGTTCGCCTTGCGCGTGTCGTCCTCCTGCTTGCGGCCGAGACGATCACGTTCCTGCTGCTGACCGGTGCGGAAGTTGCCTTCTGCGATGGCGCGCAGTCGCGCGATCTCGTCAGCAGTGAGACCGAGCCGCTCACGGTCGAGCGCAAGCTGGTCCTGCTGAACCTTGAAGGCATCGGCGTCAGCCTGCTGACGAAGGCGCAGCGCCTCACGCTCGTGCGACTGCGATGCTTTGAGCGTCTTGCTATGGTCGGCAAGGTCTTGCTCGGCGTCCGCCATGAGCTTGAGGCGGTCGTTCTGCATCTCGATTTCTTCGGCCAGCAGGCGGTTCGCCTGATCGACACGCTCCCGCTGATACTCACGCGAGGCGGTGGTGCGACGGACTTCCGCCGTCTGGTTGATCAGGGCGATGGCCTCTTGGCCCTTCGCTGCCGTGATCTTCTTGTCCTTGATGTTCTGCTGAACCTGCTCGACCGCATTGGCGCGTTCGAACTCGATCTGCTCAAGCATCGCGGCATGACGCTGGTCGAGCGTCTCCGCCTGCGCCCACAGCGCCTGCCGGTAAGCCTGCTCTGCGCGCATCACCTCGTCCTCGGACGCCGACGAGATGTCGTTGACCTTGGGCGTCTTGGTTTTCTTGCCGCCCGAGGGCTTCGGCGTGACGACCGGAGGGGTGGGGATATACGGCTTGGGGTCGAGCTTCTCGTCGCGGATCGCCTGCTCGGCAGCGCGCGTGCCCTGTAGGTTCTGGCGAGCCTTCAGAAACTGGCGATACTCGGGTGAGTTGCGCAGCGCGTCCTGACCGGCACGGCGAATGTCAGCTTCGGAGTTCAACTGAACCGGGGGAGCGCCGGGTCCGGTGAACATATAGCCGTTGCGTCGAGCACGACCGGCAGCGGTGTCGCGAACACCACGAGCGGCAGTTGCCGCCTGATTGTATTCGCGCACTGCGGCGGATGTATCCGCACGAGCCTGTTCCAGACGCGCGGCCTTCGCAGCAGCGGCCACCTCGTAATACTTGTTCTTGAGCTTATCCTGCTCCCCGGTCAGCTTGGCGGCTTCGATCGCTGCCTGCTTCTCGGCGGAAGTCAGAAGGCCGTGCTCGCCACGGCTTGCGATCGACGCGACGCGGGCCTGTTCAAGGCTCTGTGCGCGAGCGTCGATGGCGCGACCGAGTTCCTCCGCTGCCGCTGCCGCCTTCATCGACGACACGGCGAAGTAGCCGAGTGCGACCGACACGGCGGTGATCAGCAGACCGATCGGGCCACCGAAGAAGGCCAGCGCTGTCTGTAGACCGCGAGCGGCGATAGCGCCTGCGGCCGTCACCCGCGTGAAGTTCGTCATAGCGGCTGCGCGCTGGTAGAGCGCGATGGTGTCGCGCACTGACGCTACAGTGGATGCGACGGTCCCGGCAACGAACGAGACGCCTGCCGCCGAAGCACGGGCAAGGGCCGGAATATAGGTTGCGGCATATGCGCCGCCGAGGATCAGCAGGGCGTTCGTCACCGTGCCGATGTTGTTGGCGAGCATCGAGATGCCTTCGGCCATGCGCTGGGTGATGCCGAGCGACTGGTCCGTCTGACCGATGTATTGCGCGAGGTTGTTGCGCAGCACGATCATCGCCTGACCCACGGTCATGGTGGACTTCGCGGCCTTGGCTTCGAGCACATCCGAACCATTCAGCATCGCCTCGAAGAAGGCCGATGAAGTGAGCTTGCCCGCCAGCATCTCGGCACGCAGCTTGGCGATGGAGGTGCCATTCTTGCCCCAGCCAGCGGCTACGGCGTCGAGGATCGGCTTCGCGCCCTCAAGGATCGAGTTCCATTCCTCCGCGCGGATGATGCCCGCACCGAGACCCTGCGATAGCTGGAGAAGTGCGCCAGACGCAGCTTCGGCCGAGCCACCCTGCACCTTGAGCGCCGTGGCGACGCCGTTGGTGAAGCGCATGACCTGTTCGTTGGTCGCGCCAAGCTCGCGCTGGGATTGGGTCAGGCGACCGTAGAGCGTGCCGAGCGTGCCGATATCGACACCAGCCTTGTTGGCGATGCCCATCAGGCGCTCTTGCGACGCCGCCAGATCGCCACCGGCTTTGCCAGCGACCTTCAGCGTGTTGGTGAACGCGGTCCATTCTTCGGCGGCATTCAGGGCCTCTCGACCAGCGAAGGCACCAGCGATGACCGTGGCGTAGTTTTTGATGACGGCGGTGGCGTCGGCCATCTGGCGCGACATGGCCTTGCCGATATTCGTTTTAGACCATGCGGCTTCCGCCTGCTTGGCCGCGCGAGCCTGATCGGCCGCGAGCTTGTTTGCCGCCTGCGAGTTGAGCCGCTGAAGTCGGCGAAGCTCATTCTCGAACTGAACGATAGATGCTGTGAAACGGGTTTCTAGTGTATCCTGACGCGCCATCGACTATTTAGGCCGAAGGGGAGCCGAAGCCCCCCTCCTTCATTCGTCAGATATGCTCCCATTTGGTGAGAGCGTCTTCGAAGTCGCCTTCCGTGGGCGCGGAGCCTTCTTGACTTCCGCTTCCGTTGGCTTGTCCCCATCCTTGGCAGACTTGGCCGAACTCCCAGAGCGACATTTCTTTGACTTGGGCGGGGGTGAATCCACTGGCCCCTCCGAAGCGGTAGAGACCTCCCCATTTGATGAGCCCTCGTCCGTCATCGTCGGGGCCATCAGAGGGTCCGCCTTGTCCTCCAAGGGTTCATCCTCGACGCCCAGCAGCGCGGTCATGATGATCGCGCCAGCGGTGCCCGCCATGTCGATCAGGTGTCCCGGAACGACGGCGCGTTCAGCGAGATCGAGCGCTTGCTTGGGGGTAACGCCACCGCCACCGATCAGGCCGAGGCGCAGCGTCTCCTTGATATCCTGAACCAGCCAAGAGCCGTCTTGGAGGCGTTGGGCCAGAATATACGGCCCAACGCCCAACTTCTCCTGTAGCTCGATGAGTTCGCCGATCCGAAGGCCACAGGTGTAGTAGCCGTCATAGATGAACACACCTTCGGTCATCGCTGATCGCGATGGCCTTACGTTGGAAGGGATCATTAAGCGACCGCCGCCACCGTGACAGGACCAGCCTGCTCAAGGGTGATCTGGCATTCGCTCGACTTGAGACGCTCACCAGTGATTTGGAACGAGGTCAGCACGAAGGGGCCGGTCACCTTCCAGTTGCCATCAGTCACCTGAATGTTCTTGATCTCGCCCGACTGCGCCCACTCAAGCCACTCAAGCGAAGCGGTCTTGTGGATACGGCCAGCACCGTCGATCTTGCAGTCAGTCGAGGTGACGCGACGGACCATCTGCGCAGGCGCTGCCTGATCATTCAGGTCGATGATCTCGTCGGACTCGGTGTTGGTCGAGAACGAGATGCCGCGCGACGTGTTGATGATTGCCGGGTGAGTGAACACCTCGGTCGGGGTAGCTCCGTCGCCGATCTTGACCTGAATCTGGTCGCCGAGAACGGGAACAAGGTAGTTGGTTGCCATGACAATAGGACTCCTATGAAAGTGAAGGCTTCAAGGAGTATTTATGCCGAAGGCCCAGCTTACTGCCGTTCGATCACCAAGTATTGGAACTCAATCACTGCATGTTCGGTCGCGCCGTCAGGATCGGTCATGTAGCGGGTGCTCATGAACTGTGCTTCTGCCGTGTCGAAACCTTCGATCTCGATGTGTAGGTCGAGCGCCGCACGCACCTTGGCGACGATCAACTTCAACTCGGGCATGCTCGACGCGAAAACGTGGACGATGACATGGCACTCGGAAAAATCGGCCGCGTCATAGTCCGCCAAAATCTGGTCATCGCCGATGACGACGAACGGCACGGGCTGGTTCTCGGGCACGCGGTGGAACACCGGCCAGACCATGGTCCGGGTATCGGTCGCGAGCGGCACCTTGGGGAGCACCGGGGCGGAAGTCAGAGCCGCGTAGACGGCCTTCTGTAGGTTGTGGCTGGGATCGGCGCTCATGGCATACCTCGCATCTGCTTGAGCACCTTGCGGAGCGCGTAGCGCATGCCGTTCCGGTGCTTCTTGTTCATGATGCGGACCACCGGGAAGAAGAACGGATTGGCCGGGACGTGCTTACCCTTTGCCATGTGCCCGAACTCCAGCGGTGCCGCGTAAACGAGTGCCGAGTTGCCGATGCGGATGATCTTCTCCTTCATCAGCGTCTTGCCATCCACGACCTCGACGGAATCGCGAATGTGAGGGGCTTCCTCCGACAGGGGCACGGCCGATCGCAGACGGCGCGCGGTTTCCGTGGCCGTCTTGTTGATGCGGTCAGCAGCCGCGTCTTGCAGCGCCTGCGGCACGAGGTGGATACGTGCCGCATACTGCTTGATCGCGCTGGTGTTCGTGCGCCAGTTAGCCGCCATTGCTGACGGTCCCGGTCTCGCAAGTCATGACGAGATACTTGCTGCGGTTGTCGAGGTTCACGATCGCCCGGATGTCGTAGACCAGCCCCTTGGCGTCGATCGCACGATCGCCGGGGGTCACCTTGTCCAAGTCGGGCGACCAGCGGGCCGTCAGGTCATAGTTGACCACGCCGGAGAGGCGCTGGCTCTGGACGACTTCACCGCCCTTCACCGCTGCGATCTTGGCGCGCACGGTCAGCCACGGCGTCCAAGCCGTTTCCTTCACGCCGCCCATGCCGTCCGCCACAGTGGCCTTGCGCTCGATGGTGATGACGTGGCGAAGCTCGCCCGCGCGCGGGGTCTGGTAAGCCAT